ACTGTCTCATTTAATAATTCTAATTGACTTTGACCAGTTAATAGGTTAGTAGTAATACTATTAATTCTATATCTATTATCATTTATAACTATTACATCTGCTAATGTATAATTAACAACAAACTTTTTTGGTAATCTAGCTGTTATTTTAGTTAGTCTTTTAGATTGATTAAACACTCCTGCTATGTAAAATCTATAGTATTTCTCAAAAAGTGATTCTGTAAAGTTGTTTCCTTCTGTCCATTCATTTAACTCTAATCCAAAATGTATTGTTTCTTTATTAGTTGTTGCATCTCTACTTACAGAGTTAGATGGAATCCATATATCACTAATAGCTCTAATTCCTCCTAAACTTGATTTAGTTTGTAAAAATCTAATATCACTAGGCAATGATACATACTGACCTATAAATAAAACTGGATCTTCAAAATAAGAGCCATCATTTTCATTTGCCATCCAACCCCATTGTACATCTTGTTGTGAGTTTGCACCACCATTAGGATCATACAGTCTTTCATATTTTAAATGTGCAAAAGGTACTTCAATATCATACTTTGTAGGATTACTGTCTAGTCCTCCAGTTTCTGTATAATTAAGACCACCCCATACTGTTGAACTTAACTGGTCATGTTGATTTGCAAAGATTGCTCCAGTATCTTTATATTTAAATTCTATTTCTTCATAAGGCAATGCTTTATCAACTTGTATTGTTTGTGGATCAACAAACTCTGTGATATCTCTAACTGTTCCTGATGTGTAAAAACTCTCTAAGGTTTTAACATGAATAATTCCATCTTGTTGAAATGCAGTTAAATTAAACATTTTAAACAGTCCAGTTAAAAAGTCTATAATTTGCATGTTAGGCAAGTTTTGACTTATAATGAACTCTTTTGCTAAAGTCACATCTAATCCACCTGATCCATAAGATGTTTGTGCTGTTGTTGTATTACCACTTGGATCTATACCTACAAATGTAACATCTGCTATGTTAAATGCTGTTTCTGTTTCTATTGTGATGTTATAGCCTTCAGTTGAGTTTGTTATTTGTTGTGAAAATGTTGCTACTGTGTTTGTTCCAGTTAAGAATGTTCTTCTTAATACTGTCTCTGATCCTTCTCTTAAAACAACAGTAAAAGTTGGATATGCTGAACCTGTATTGATACTCCATGTTCCTAAAACAGTCTGATCTATATTTAAATTATATATAATAACTCTTGAGTCATTAGTAATAATATGATTGCTTTGTGTTGTTGGTAGTCCAGTTATTAGTCTTTCTGCTAAACCTAAATCTTCAAATACTCTACCTTCTTTATTTTGACACAACATATATAGATCTTGATATGCTTCAGGTCCATTTGTTAAATCAAAAAAGTCATCACTAAATTTAATTGTAGGATATTGATCTTCTATTGCTTTTACTATTAAATGAACTTTTATAGCATAAGTCAAATCTTCAAAATAAACACCATGTACATCATTAGCTGTTTCTGATCCTACATTAGTTGGATATAAATTTCCACCATTAGCTACATTAACTTCTTCATCTGAGTTTAAATATGGAAAATTAGTAACTGGTGAGCTGTCATACCAAAGTCTAACTGTATTAGATATTAAAGGAACTATTACAGCTGCTGTATATTGAACACTATCAACTGTTGTTGTTTGTCCAGTAGGATTAGTTAAAACAGACTCAATAGTTGATGCATCATAATCTAGATTAAAGTTGTTAAGCCATGTTAATGAGTTTATCTTATTGTCTTTTAAAGTGTCTCCTAAGTTTACTGTGTTTCCAAAAAAGGTCACTCTATATCTATCAGGCTTTCCTTTCTTTAAATCTACTCCTTCTAATCTTATTTTCCCTTCTCTAAATGGTATAGAGTTTAATTCAATCTTAGCATCTACTTTTTTTCTTGCATCAAAATTATAACCAGTAGCCAAATTAAGTCTGTAGTAGTGTTTGAATATTTTGTTGTTTTCTGATGATGCAGGAAGTGTGAAAGGTTTTGTAAAATCTGTAAAGACTTTAGAGATGTCTCTTATGTTTTGAATTGTCTGTGTTAAACTAACACTTTCATTATCAAAAAGCTCTACTCTTTGATTATCTATATATAGTTGGAATTTACTCATTATCTTACACTATTAATTTCATCATATGCAAACATCATCTCTATAGAGTAGTTTACTAACTTGTCATTAATTTTGGTTTTTTTAGTTAATGAACTTGTTTGAACATTCATTGGATAAACTGCTGTTCCAATTTTTGCCCATACTTGTTCAGATAACATTAGCTGTTTTATTGTTTCAAACTGACCTTCATCTACATATCCAGTATTTAATGTTATTCTTTCTGATCCTTGTTTGTTATACACATATTTTTGATGGTCTGTATTTGAGTATGTATTTGCACTAATCAACATAGACTCATAATTTTCTTGTGTAACATTTAGACTTACAACATTCTTTTTATTAAAATAGAACTCTTGTAAAGCTCCAAACTTGTTTACAAAAACTACTCTTATTAAATCATAAACTGGCTCACATATTCTTCTAACAGTTATAGGAATCCCTGCTATTGTTTGTTGTTGTCCATCAAGTACTGTATCAGGAATTGTTGTATAAGAAACACCATTAGATGATTCAACTGGAACATATGCATCACCTGATTCAGGTAAATACATAGTTGTTGCTGATTGTAATAATTGACCTGATGATAATTGGTGATTTATTCCTTCCATAAATTCTGAGTATGCATCAAAACCATATAGAGTATCATTAGGTGTAACAGTTTCAACTGGTGTATCAGGATTACCTGCTTGAGAATTTGCAGCTCTTGTTACTTTATTGTTTGTGTAGAAATCAACTCTAATTGTAGCTGTTACAACAAAACTATTATTAGTTGCTGTAGAATATGGAAATACTCCATCCCATGTAGGATTAAGATAATCTCTAATCAACTCTGATACTTCTAAAGTTAAAGTGTTATTATCTATGTTCTTTGATATAAGATAAACATCAACATTATTTATTGTTATAGTCATATCTGCACTTAAAGCTGTAACAGATGCTGTTTTTGTTATTGAAAAAGGTGATCTAAGTCTTGCTAAGTAATTTGCCATGTTATTTGTTTGGTATTGTATAGTCTAAAAATGATTCTACATCTAATGCATATTTGTCTATTAGTTCTTGTGGAAACTTCTTGTAAGCACTTTCAAATGCTTCACTAAAAAAGTATGATGGTTTCATTCCATGTTGAAATATAGATCTAGCTATTAGAAATGTAATTGAGTTTTTAAATCCTACTGATTGTATTGATCTTTTCTTAAATTGTCCTTTCTTTCCTCTTGGAGCTATGCCTTGTTTTACAACCCATTTATCAAATGCTTTTGGAGGAGGCATTTTAGTTTTATAGCTAAATGTTTTTAATCCATACTTTCTTTTACCATATTTTGTTTTCTTTCCATCAACCCCTGCATCTACAAATGCACCATAATCTGCAAACATAAACTCTAATTGAAATGAATTAGGAGATACTTTTAACTTATCATCTACTGACTTTTCTAGCTGACCTGAGCTTACTAAAGGATATGACTTTCCATTCCTTCTGATCCTTTTCTTTCTAAGGTTCTTCTTTGCATGGTCTACTACATCTCTAGCAAAGTCTTGTAATGCTTTCTTTGTTTTATTTAAATCCATTAGCAAACATCTATATCATTTAATATTTGTACTGTAAAAGTAGTTGCCCATCCTGCTAAGATGTTTTCAAACCTGTCAAAGAATGGTTCACATGTAGGATCACCTACTAACTCATATCCATTTTGTGATAATGTACCTATTCTTAACCTGGACACCATTCTATTTGAAACTGCTAATTGAGTATTAAGAATGTCTTGAATGTTTGTATTACCAGTAAACAAATCTTCATCTAATTGTTTGTTGGTGTCTACTTGTTCCATTGTTAGAACTGTAAAATTAAACTGTAATGTTTTTTCTGCATTTGTAGCTCCTTCAATAATTATATGAGCTAAAGGAAATATAGTCTGTTTCTGTAAGTCAATATCTGTAATGTCACCAAATGTACAAGTCTTTATACTTGGATTAGACAACAACTCCTCTTTAATTGTTGATGTAACTAAATAAAAACCTCTTACTCCCTGATCACTTGTTGCCATAACTTCTTTTTATTTTTTGATTCTGTAATATTTGTTTTTCTGTAACATACTCTAAATACATTAAAACTTTATGTGCATGTTGTTTGGTGATATATTCAAACTTTTCAAGATTCCCCTGACTTGCTGTGTAAATTGATGAGTACCAATTCCATTTTGCATTAAACCCTCCTTCACTTGTGAATGATCCTTGAGAATCCCCCTGTCCAAATAATCCATCATAACTTGAGATAATTCTTTCCCTAAATTCAACAAAAAAAAAACAGCACCTAATGCTACTGATAAAGGCATCTGTTTAATGTGGTCATTTATAGAGCCATCATATTCTTTTATATTATATCTTCCTCTAGCTTGTATGTCAATAGGTCTATATAGAACTGACATAGCCTTATGCATTTCTTGCCAGTCTCCTAAGTATGAATCTAAATCTACAAACTCACCAAATGTAATCTCATCTAAGTTTGGAATAAATCCATATTGTACATTATCTAATGTGAACTTATTAATAAACTTATTATCCTCATCAAACATGTTGGATAGTGTGCTAGTGATTTCACTTACATCTTTCCATCTCATCTTAGTAACATATTTAAGTTCTACATTACAAAAGATTTCTATCATTTTTTGTGCTATAAACATCTCATCATTATCTCCTGCTTGTACCTTTAAGTATTTTTGATACTGGTCCAGGCTTATTTCTGATAGGTTCTCAGGCACTTTCACTTCTAGTTCCATATCTATATAATGCTTTTATCTAAAAGTTTTAAAAAAAAGTTTTCAAGATATTTGGTAGTTATATAATAATGTATTATATTTACACTATAAATATGAAAAACA